ACATTGGTGTTAATACCTATCCGGTATCAAATCTTGCTAGAAAGATAGACGATTACTATAAAATAGATGATGCTACTAATAGAAAAGAAACATTATTACTTACATTTAATAATGACCCAGATGCAGGTAGTGGGACTCATCCTGAAATTTATGCTAGTAGTGGAACTATTCGGGCGGAAGAGAACCAATGGTTAGATTATGCCCCTAATTTAACAGGTTATTATTTAGTATCTTCTGCGGGTAAATTTGCTAACGATGCAAATGGTGGTAGTTTAACTAGAACTAATTCTCGCTCAGATAACGCGCACAGTTCTTCAGAAATTATTCCAGACACTATACATTATATTATTTCTCACACTAAACTCAAAACTCGAAAAAATGGTAGTGTTACTCATCATATATTAATTGATAATCCTCCTTCGGCTACTACTAGTGGAACTCCGAATAAATTTGATTATATTTCATTTAGGGTCATGAGACCTGCTGAAATATGTATGTATGATATTACTCCAGATACTATTCCATTATATACTTTAAGTTCTAAAACTACAAAAATGGCATTCACTCCAGAAATGTATACCAATATTGGTTCATATCCTGTTATTAACACTAAAAAAATAGATGATGGGGCCGGAACAACCGTTGGTCAAACATATGAATCTATTAGAGTAGATAGAAATAGTACATACGGTAAAGAGGATTATGATGAAGCCGTATTATCAATGTATGTAATGATTGACCCAGATAATAAATCGACTAGTGAGTATCTTATTCCAAGAAGTGCAGATGATTTATTCGGTGGAGATACTGAAAGTCAGCCAATTAAAAATGGAACATATCCATTTACATTAACAGATGGTAATAAAACGATTACAACTAATATTACCTTTTCTTCTAACTACACTACTTCTAATAATAAAAAGGTAGAATTAACATTCTCTAAAAATATGCCGGAAATGATTGGTGCAGTATCAATGGGAACGCCCTTTACTATTATCAGCCCTAGACCCGTGGAACTTAGTAACCCGGTAACTGGTAAAATTGGAACAACTGTAACCATTTGTCAAGAGGCTGAAGATATTATTGAAGACATATTAGAATCAAATACTATTACATATACTGATAGTACAATTGAATATCCTAAATATATTGCTCCTAATTTTCAAGGGATTGATGTATTTACAGCCAGTAACTATCTTGCAAAATTAAAAAAGAAAAGATTGATAATTGATGTTGACACAATTAAATTAGAAAAAACAAATACAAATTTAAGATTCCTACCTATTGAAATTTCAGATGCTAAATCCGACCAAGTAAATGTAATTAGCATTAAGAAAAAAGGTGCAGCATTTAGTTTCTATAATCATATTACCGTATATGGCAGGGGTGTAAAATCTACTGCCCGAAATCCATCTAGTATTAAATCTATAGGTAAAAAGGTTTATGAAGAATTTGATGATAAATTAACCACAGAAACAGAAACTAATGATAGAGCGCGGGCTTTACTATCCGCCCATTCTAATAATGAAAAGACAATTCATATTTCTGCTGGAACAAAAGGATTAGAACATTTACAAGCCGGAGATATTATTACATTAGACCTTCCTAGAGAGAATATTGCTAGGGGTCCATATATGGTATTACAAATATACCACTCTAGTTTTGGTAAATTAGAGTTAGATTTAGGTGCGTATAATAAAAGCATGGATGTGAGATTAGCAGAACTACTTGCCGAAAATAAAAAGGTTGCTGCTTATTTACGCGGAGATAGATTTAAAGGCAATACTATCACAAACGAACTGGTTGATACCGTTAAAATCAAATCAGTTAAAATCTTTATTAAGAAAACAACTACTACCTCCACCGGCACGTTTATAGGGTTCACTACCGCCATTAACACCGGAACATACACAATGGGCTTTTCCGGTTTGGGTCAAACCGTAACAACACTCTTGGAGAGAGATTTATGATAACTGAAAAAGCGAAAAGAAAGGTTGCACTTTTCTTGAAAGAATTTTTTACTGAAGCCAATGTTGGCGTAGGCGGTAATGCGTCAAACCCGAATTCAAATGATTTAGATGTTCCTATTCTAACAACTCGTATTGTTACTTCAAATTCTGAATCCAATGAGAATGTTATTGATTTTACAGCAACATTTACAGGTTCACAATTGGATGGTAATACAGTTAGAGAATTTGGTGTATTTGGAACATTACCAGTAGATACTGGGTTTGATGAAATGTATGGTGGAACTGCTGACCCAGCAACGAGTGGAAGTAATTATGCTTCAGAAGTAATTATGCTTTCTAGAGTGAATTTCGACTCTTTAGGAACGTTCGGTTCTTCTGATGAATTAGAAATCACATTAACTGTGGAGGTGGAATGATGTCGGTTAACCCATTCTTTTTAACTCAAATGGCAACTTTGCCCACGTTAAATCTTCAAGATGGAACTGACTATCCTCATAGTGGATTATTTGATATGTTACATAAAGGATTGAAAGGTTCATTTGCATATAAAGCAAGTGCTACTGATTTTGATATTGCACAATCAGATGGTGGTTCATTTACACAAATAGTGATTGCCGCTGGCGCAGTAATGAGAGATGGAATAACTGCTAATGTTGTTTCTGATACTATTCTTTTAGATACTTCTGTTGCTGAAGGAGGATTTACAACAAATGGAACAATTGTTACAGCAGACCAAGATGTAACTCCTACTACTGAGGATGTGTATTTGATGGTTGTTGTTAATGCGTCTAATGTTCTTAAAATTATGGGAAGAAATGCTGATGTTAATAAAGCGCCTATGATTCTAGCAACAGATATTCCTGTTGCGATGATTAAAATGACAGCAAACTCATTGGATAATGCGACAGATAGACCAATTCAATATTTTACAACTGATAAAACTTCAAACGCGCTAACATTGATGTATGAAAATGGTAGTCTTGGTACTTTTGCTGGTTCAATTTCTTCTACCTCTAGTGCAACAACTTGGCAAACAATGTCAGATATTACCATTACTAATCCTGGAAGTCAAACAGATTTAATTATTCAAGATGCTGCACCTGTTGATGCCGCAACAGGACCTTCTTTAAATTTTAGAAATTATAGAGCAAGTGCAGCTCCTGACGATTATGCAGGAACAGTTAATTTTAATGTTTTTGATAATGGTGGAGCAGATGCGCCAATTGGTAAAATAACATCAAAGGCCTTATCTGTGGCTGCTTCTAATGAATATGGTGATATGTTATTTAGCATTGCTAATCAAAATGGTACTTTAGTTGAAACTTTATCATTAGTAGGAAGTGCTACTGCTGGAGATGTTAGAGTAGGTATAAATAAAGCAGCCCCACTTTCAAGATTTGAAGTCGATGGAACTATTGGTAAAACTTTAATTCATAATACATCAACTAGCGTTTTAGCAGCAGTTTTAGATACTCCTAATTATTTCATTACTGATAATGGTAGTGCGGTTGCTGTTGCTATGCCGGCCGCAGTAATAGGAAGAGAATATCATTTAAAAAATAATGGTGCAGGAACAGTAACATTTACTTGTAACGGTTCAGATACCTTTACAGTTATGAATGGGGCAACCCCAACTACTTTTGACCTTATTACGTCTGAATGGATGACTATTGTTGGTTCTGCTGGAACATGGCACATTGTTAGAAAAGGCACAATAATATGATTATAACCATAATGGTTTAAATAGAACGGGCCTCATACACCCCCTGTGCATCGTTCCGGGTCGAGGTGGTAGGTGGACCCCATCGACCCCTCGGAGTGGCTTAGAAGGCCTCGTAGGGGCCTCGTAGGGGCCTTCAATTGAGCCAATCAGCACAACATATAGTGTAAGAATATGCCCTCAGAAAATAACACCTTAAAAAAATTAAAAAAAAATTTTAGGCCGAAGGAACCGAAATTCCTCCGACCTTATTAATTTTAGTTTGATTTGACCATAATATATAACATTCTCTACATTCCCATACTTTAATGGAATTGGCCGAACCAACATATACCCCAATAATCCTTCTTGGGATGGTCTGCATTTTACAGACCGGACAAGATTGTTTTAATCCCATCAACTATTTTCCCCGCGTTTAATCTTCCTCATGATATTTTCCATGTATTCCTCAATAGTTTCTTCAGTAATGCTTGATGTGCCAAATGCCGCAAAAAACAATATTGAAATAACGAATAAGAAAATAATCCATGCAAAAACTTCACCTGTACCTAAAGCCATTTTTCACCACTCCATTTTCATCTCAACAAATTCTTCTTTTTCAACACTAAAACCTTTAATGTTGTTTCCCAACCCGTGATGATATAAGTCATACACTAATTGACAGTCCTTTAAACAATAATCTACTACTTCCTGATATTCACCGGCTTTCCATAATGCGGGAGCCATGATACTTTCTAAGGATTTAGTTTCTCCTAATGTATTATCAACTAAATTTTGAAGAGAAAATCTCTCTCCGTGTTGTTTAACTAATTCCTTACTAGTATCAATATATTGTTGTTGGTTTAAATATTTTCTAATACAATAAATATCTAATGAATCTCTTAATACTGGCAAGTCAAAAACCATAATGTTGTGGCCCAGTAATTTAGTACCGGATTTAAACATATCATCTAAATCGAATTTTAATTGTCGTAATGGTAATACCTGTGTATTGGATTTTGCAACAACCTCATCCATTACCTCTTTTTCTACATAAATTTTACCTATATTACCATCCCATGTTGCTACTGTTGAAACCAAAAACATATGAGTATTTCCCCAACCCCCTATATCCGTTGATAAGTTTTTAGTCTCAATATCAAAAGCAACAACGTTACTCATTTATTCACTTCCACAGTTTGTTTAATTCTTTTTCTTTATCTGATTTTCTGTCAGGTAATACGTAAGTGGGCCTTGCTAAGAAAAATACTATTTTTTCACCACTAACATTAACGCTTGTTGTTGTTATCCAGCCATCTTTGCCTCTAGCATTTAGAGCCTCGATAATAACACTTGGTCCTTGAGAAATATCAAACACCATAATATCATTTTCATATGTTACTTTCATTCTTGGTCCTCCTTAAGTTTAATTAAAACAACTCTACCTTCTTTTTTAAGTTCAAATTTATGTGCAACTTTTTTATAGCGTTCATGGAAACTAGAGTGGGAAATTCCACCTTGTTCTATCATATATAATTTAAAATCGGTTTTAGACACCCATCCGTCTTTTACTTTAGATGGGTCTATAGTGTGATAAGAAGTGATAAAGTTGGCTAAACCTGCATCTTCAGCAACAGATTGGCGCTTGACTCTGTGGGCTGTGAGCATCCACGCGACGAGACTCATATAGCCTTGTCGGACAACGGATGTTGATTGGCGCATATTTCTCTCTAAAATCACCCATTTCTCTTCGTCACGCCTAGATGGGGTTTCAGTAATAGCACACAATACTGCTATTTTAGCCATGTAAATCAAGAAATTGGTTTCAAACAAACTGACAACATCCTTGATTCCTTCGGCGTGTAATTTCATAAACGAAATCATATTGTCATATTCTACTTGCATTAACTCTTTAGCACCTTCAGACCAAATTACCATTTCTTCTTGAGGACAATTATATCTATCTTTTTCTGGAATAAGAACCATTCTATCTTCAAAATCTGATGATAATAAATCAAATCTTGCTTTAGTTTCTTGAAATATAGTTAAAAAGGAATTTGCATATTTATCGACAGGCATATCTCTTTTCTTAATAGACCCAAGCCCAGAAATAATTGAACCTTTCATCTTATTACGAATTTCTTCGGGAACTACTCTAACATATAAGAACATTCTTTGAAGAACACCCTTTTCTGCAATAGTTTTAGTTAATTGTTCTGGAGGATAAGTAGTTGCCCAAACAGACCTTTGACATCTGGTCGTTGCTGTCGGTTTTCCAGTAAGAACTTTTTTAATTAAATAACCATCAGTCGTTAACGAATTCATTAATCTTTGGAAATAAGTAATCATACTTGCTTTATTTGGCATATTCTTAAAAATGCCACTTGATTCGAATTCATCGAAAAGAAGTAGA